CCAATTCGCTGCAATCGCGAACGTCCACGGAAACAAGGCACGCCCAGTATGTCTCTGCCGCAGCATCAGCTTTGGCCGCTAAACTGTGAGCGTCTTGCGCAACCACGCCCGCCGCGAAGGCGAGCGCCAAAAACAAAGAGATGGCAACGCGTTTCACGCCGCAGCCTCCAGAGCCTCTTTAATCAGATCCACCCGTGCAACCCGGTCCGGCAGCCCCGTCAGCCCACCATTCACGCGCCGAGTGATGGTCTCCACGTCGTCGTGATCCGCGAGCGCGTTAAGATTGCGGACCGTCCAAAACCACGTTGCGGTAGCGCAGCAGAGGCGCGGGCCAGGAGCCTCCGCGCTCAGAATGATGTCTGGGGTTGCAACGACGTTGTAGCTCATTGCGACCGCGAACTCTTCGTAGTTCTCGCGCCCGGTCAGTTGGATCAATCCGCGGCCCCGGAAGCGCCAGCCGTCGCCAGATGTCTCGGCACCATTGCCCATGCGCCCGCCATAGGCGCGATTGGCGATCCGTTCAGGGTCGTGCGCATAGTGCGCCGCCAGACCGCCCCCGAACCGAGTGGGCCAGACTCTATAGAGTGCTTCGGCAGAGTAATTCAGGTTCTCTTCGAGCGCCGATAGATCGCCGCTTTCGTGCCCGACTTGAGCCAGGAAGTGGCGCTGCCGCAGCGGAGTATTGATCTCCGCCGCATCCATAGCGTCCAGCATGGCTTGCCCGTAGAGCGCAAGCCGCTCTGCGGTGACGCGAGGGAAGGCGAGCCCAAGTTCCTTAACCGTCAGAGTCATTGCAATACAACTCTCCCTGATACTACAACATTACCGCTTATAGTCGGAGGCCGCACAGTGATTGTAATTGACAGAGCTTGATTACTTGCCCCGCCTGTATTGCTAGCCTCTACGACAAATGAGGTCGTGCCTATAGCATCGGGGGTGCCTGCGATTTCGCCGGAAGATGGGGTTAACGCAGCCCAACTCGGCAGCGATCCCGCGATAATTGACCAAGTGATTGGTAACGATCCTGTTGCGCTAAGCACTTGGTAGTACGGCACACCGATGACGCCATTCGGCAGTGATGTCGTTGTGACCGTGGGCGGCACGATGTTGCTGACCACCGTGAGCGAGAGCGGCTTGCTGGCGGTACCCGCTGAGTTGGTTGCCTGAACCGTGAAACTCGTGACGGCCACGGCGTTGGGCGTGCCGGAGATAATCCCGCTTGCGGGGGCGAGCGATGCCCAGGAGGGCAGCGAGCCGGAGACGATGCTCCAGGTAATTGGCGTACTCCCGGAAGCCGTGAGCGTCTGGGAGTAAGGCACGCTGAGCGTGCCATTCGCCAGGCCGGCCGTAGTAATCACGGGCGCCGTCGGAGGAGCCTGGCCATTTACGGTAATGGCGAAGGAGCCGCCGCCAGACGGCGCGAAGTACAGCGTTCCATCGGCGCCAACAACCTGAGCGGTCAGGATCGTGGTTCCATTCTGCTGTACGTTGTACGTGTTGACCGGGCTCAATCCTGCCACCAGAACGCTGGCCGTTCCCGTCATGGCCTGAGTGAAGGACACGGTTGAATACTGTTGCGTGTCGTCGATAGGCAGAATGGCCAGCCGTGGGGTGGCGTCCGCGATGTACGCCCCTTCGTGCGTGGAACTGATGCTCGTAACGGCGCTCACTGCTGGCGGTGTCACCGTCGATCCAAGGGCAGAGAGAACCGTCAATGCAGAGAACGTGTCGGATGGCGCCGGGTCGCGCACTTCCAATCGATACGTCAGGGGAACTACCGGGGTTGTTTCAAAGATATTTGCGTCCGCGCGGCCCGCGTTGATCTGCGCGATTGCAGGCGAGCCAATCGTGGTCCCGGCGTCAGTCTCTCGAATGGTCAGAGATGGGCTGGCCGGAAGCAGTGTATCAATCACGAGCTTACTGGACCCAATCGTCGCCGTCGTGACGCGCGATCCGCTTACAGTTGGAGCCGTCCACGCCGGGGTTGTGCCGGGCGACAGGTGCCAGAATAGCAGTTTGTCGTAGGTGCTCACTCCCGCGCGGGCCGCGTGGGAGATTGCCCTGTCTTTGACGACGAAATAGCCGCCGCCCATCCAAACGAACGTGCGGAAGTAGGAGCGCAGCGTCCGGTTTGTGGTGTTCAGTTTCCCCGGAACCTGATCGTACGCTCCGGTCAATTGGGACAGCGTATAGCTGAAATTGGACGTCTGCTTGGCCGCCATCACGTCTGGCACGCCTGCCCAAGGGGCAAATGATCCCCGTCCTGGATTGCCGGTCTGGCCTCCAAAATACGTAGCCCCGACAGAAATGTAATTTGCATTCCAGTTAGTGTCGAGGTACTCGCCGCTGGCGTGAGAATTCACTAGCGGGGTTGCGGTTGTCAGGGTCGCGGTGCCGCTGCCGCAAGGGCTCGCCGTCAGCGTTACGTACTCAGCGTTGCCCGTTCCCCTGCCGAGGCCGATCACGTTGCCGCACGTCACGTAGGCGGTGGCTTTCAGCGTGAACGACGTCGCCCCCGCTGCCGTCGCAGTAGAAAGGGTGCCATAGGAATTGTAGGGGTACGGATAATCGTAGAAGTACAGCGAGTTCCCACGATAAACGCCCGCACCGGGCGAATCGTAGATACCTGGCGTTCCCGTCACACCGTTGGTGCCCCACCAGTCGGCGATCTGCGGGAGCAGATAGTCGCCCCCGCGATTGATCTGAACGGTTCCGGCCATCGTAATTTCATGGCCGCCCCCCATCGCGATGCCGCCGATGTAGGATGCCCAGACCGCCGAGTCCGTCCAGTCGCTCCTGACGTAAGTGTGGCCGTCCGAGTAAGGAACCCCGGCAAACCACGGTGGCAGAACGGTAGAATAATCCGTCGCGGTACGGGAAGTATCTCCGAAAAAAAACAGGTCATCCCAGTTAGCGACAGGAACGCCATCGGCGTACGTCTGAGGGTTTCTTCCGTCAAGCCCGACTGGAAGATTGTTCCATAGGAATTGCGCATATGCCCCATCCGCCGTGCCGTTCAGCAGGTAGGCATAGAGGTTGAAGTTGTTTCCTGGCACAACTCCTACTCCAGGGCCGATCCAGTCCGACTCTCCCGTGATCCTCTGCCGCCCCGGCATGACGTTGTACAGTTCGTTGTGAAACAGCCGGTTGGGATAGTCCGCCATGATCGACGTACCCGTGTATGTCTGGATAGCCAGGGCGTAGAGCAACAACCGCTCGATGTGAGGAGAACCATAATTGGTGTAACTCTCGGGGTTGTAGCCATTCTGGTAGACACCAGATGCGAATTGGGTCGCGACCGAATTGGTTTGTGTCCCCGACCACCACCCCAGCACTGTTGAATACAGTGTGGTCATGAGCGAGTTGTCGCCCGTCATCGCAATTGCAGACAGGCCGAACCCGAGAAGATGGCCGCCGTAATAGTTCGCGCCTGGGTACGTCCCTTTTCCAGGCCAGTCATTCGCGTGCGCCGCCGCCCACTGGTACATACAGTACGTCATCGTGGCGGCGTTCGTCTGGTCGGTCGTGCTTAGGCGAGCGTTGTTCCAGTCGTAGATCAGAGCCACTGCTACCTGATACTCACGATCCGACCAACTATCGTTGGTCGAGATCGGAATGGTTCCAGCCGCATAGGTTGAACAGTCAGAACGACCGTCCCATGAGTCATTCATAGCTTCAAGGATCTGGATTGCAGTGTCAGAGTACCCGGTATCTCCGGTCACCTGATACGCAAGGCTGAGGTAGAAGCCGCCCTGAAGATAGCTGCTGCCTTGGTAGCTCGCCTGATATCCGCCGTTGTAGCAGATCTGCGTCGAGCCGGAGCAAGCAGCGTTCGAGTACGGTGCAACCGTCCGGCCCTTGTATCCATCCGCGATAGCTTTGAACGCCTGCCAGTCTGGGGTGTTAGCGGCATACTTCGCTTGCAACTTCGCCAGCAGCGTAGGAGTGAGCCAGATGCGCGGCGCGCGGGCCACGGCAAGGCTAGCGCCAAGAACGAGGAATACCATCAGTCGCTTCATCATAACGTTCATTGTCCCTAGTAGTTCCCCGTCATAGCATCCAAGTCATGCGTTTGCAAGAAGCTAGCGCCCATGCTCATCCCACCGAAGGTTTGGGCGTAATTCCAAGAAAACGCACGCTGGTAGAGCGATTCGTCACTGTTCATGGCTTCAACAACAGCCTGATCGAATCTGCGTTCAAACTCCGCCGCGTTCTCCATGCTAAAGAATGGGTCCTTGTTGTCGGGCGGGCGTGGGCAAGGAGTCCTGAACGCATCCGCTAACGCTCCCATGATGAGCATGTTGGAGTTGAGAAACGGCGGAGGCATGTCGGACGGGAGCCGCATGTCTGGAGTCTGCGCGTGGACGAGTGCGTTCAATTGCCACGCCGTGCTCTGTGGAGGGTAGACCTCGAACAGGAAGTTGTGATTCAAGTTCGGCCCCAAACTCACGATACACTGCGGGCTATCGGTTGCCGTTCGGTTGGGGTCGTACTGGCTGACCTCTTCCTGGCTCACGTTGACCCGCAACGTAATCTGCTGGACGGGATCGTTGACGACAATGAGATTCTTAACAGGCACTCCGAATGTCGTGTACATCAGGAGCATCTGGTAGCTCATCCCGCTGAATGAAGCCTGTCCCCAAGGGTTGTCCAGTACGAGCGAAGTGGGGCTGGTGATGGCGACCACGCTGAACACGGGGTTCACCGAGTTGACGCGCAATTGCAGGTTGGCCAGAGAACTCATAGTCGCCGTAGCCCCGGCGTTGTGTGCATAAGCGAACGGGCACTGCACGTGGCCGTTTAGCGTGTCCAAGACCGGAACGATCTCTGGGGTGCCGCCTGCGTCCACGTAGAGCACGGAGTCCTGTGTGAAACCCGCCATACTCGCTGGAGTGACCCAGTACGTCCCCGGCGCTCTGATCTGCTCCGCGATGGTCGTGTTGATTACGTCACTCACGGGCCAGTTCGTTGCCACGCCTGTAACGTTAGGAGAACCCGTCGTTACCGTGATAGCGCCCTGCGTGTAAGCGTTGGGGATCGAGAGTACCGTGCGTTTCAGCAGGCCGCTCCAGTTGGGTTTCCGATCAATCGCCTGCCGCATCCGCTCGTTGAGAAACTGTTGGACAAGGTTTCGATCAATCCCTGGTCGCTGCAACATGATCCGAGATTGCATGGACTGAAGCGTGGCTACGTATTGAGGCATTACTACCTATTTCGGCAAGCTCATGAGTTGTGCGAGTTTAAGCATTGCATTCCCACAAAAAGAGTGCCTAGCTCGGGTTGCCAATGCAGTGGTACGCCACCACGTCAGTCGCCCCCGCGCTTGTGCCACCCGTGATGACGAGCGTTGTTGTTCCTGGCGTAACCTGCAGCGGCGCGGCAGCTGTCTGATCGGTAGCCGTACACGCTGGCGCGGCGGCGTAGCCCGTCGTGAACGTCACCGTGCAAGCCGTTCCCGAGAACGTGCATGTTCCGGCGATATCATTCCCGGCCTGCTTAGTGGCAATGTGTTGGCCCGCCGTGCCGATGAATTGCAACCCACGCCCTGTCGAACTGGATAGGTTGAGAAATCCACCAGCGTTAAACGTCGCAGCGTTCAGAATGAAAGTATCGCCAGAACTGGTGATCTCAAAGTTGTCGTGATTATTGGCGCGAAGGAACAGGCCACCAGAGGTGGAGTAGACTCCGCTTGAATTCCCGACGCCAATTACCTGGCCGCTCGGCACAGAGATAGTGTTCGTTCCAGTTGTTGAAATCGGTCCCGCCGCCGTGATTCCCTTAGTTGTGATAGCAGCGCCAAACGCCGCCTGCTCGGGAATGTTCGTGCCGTTTTGATAGGCGTCGATGATGAGGTTTCCAGCCGCCCCAGGCCCTGCGACAACCGGGAAGCCCTGCCCCTCTTCGGTGATGACGGTGTTGTTGAGAGAATCTGCTGAGAAGTAATACTGGCCGAGGGTGCTGCCAGTCCCATCGTAGAAGTTGTTGATGAGCGTCGAGCGTCCGCAAAGTGCAGCAAAATAAACGCCATAGATCATATGATTCATCTCGACAAGGTTGCCCGTGGCCGTCAGCCCGGTATCCGAGGTGTCGATTCCGTCGCATTGGATGAATCCTGTTGTAGATGTTCCCCAAATGTTCCACCCGACGTTGTTGGTCACAGTTACGGCATTGGCAAACTTCTGAAGATAGACGCCGATTTGGAGGTTGGTGAAGAAGTTCGATGTGATGACTGTCCCGTAGCCCTGGAACATGGTCGGGGTGGGCACGGAACCAGTCGAGCGGTCCCCGAGGATGATCCCGTTCTGCGTAGTCACCGTGGCAGTCTTGCCATAGAAGGCGTTGTCGTGGACGTACAGATTAGTGTTCCCAGTCTGGGCGAATGCTTGTGTTCCGTCCACGGTGTCCAGGAACGTGATATGGTCGATCTCCAAACTGCCATAGCCGGTCGTATAGACCTTCGCGGCAGACGCATACTGCAAATCCAACTGAGTGCCGCCATGAGGCGCTTGGCTCGTGCCGTTTGGACTCGCGCTCGCTCCCGTAATCCGCTTGGCGGTTACATATCCGCTCGTGGACGTGTTGACGATCTGAGCCGTTGAATAGCAGGAGCCGGAGGAAAGCCGAATCGTCCCTCCGTTCGCGGCCTGCAAAGTATTAATTGCAGCCTGCAACGCCGTGGTCACGTTGCCCGTGCAGTTCACGTCGATCTGCTGGTGAGGCCCAAGCACCGTATCGACCACCGTAAGCGTCCCTGCTGGCAGCGTCACATTCGTGCCGTCCGTCGTGAACGGGGCAATGCTCCCCCCGCCGCCCGTCACCTGCACGAACACGCCAGACTGACAGGTGAACATGACCGTCGTCGCGGCGGCGTACAACGTCGCCTGCCCCGATTGACACGCTAGGCCGGATGGGTTATTAAACGTGACGCTGACGGGATACGGCTGCGCGAACACAGCCACTCCCAAGAGCGGCAAACTCAGGGCAAAGGATAGAACTCGTCCCATACTGTCTCCAGTCTACGTCAAGACTTCCAAAACGAACGGGGGAGGGGGAATTGACCCCACTCCCCCGCTTCGCTATGAGGCTGGCCCCTACGAGCTAGCGCTTCGCCTTCCGGCCTTTCTTGTGGCGAGCCATATTGGACCCCTCCTTTCCGGCGCAACCCCCACTGGGGATCTAGCACCAAAACTTCCCGAAGACCGATCAGCGGTTAGCCGATTTGATACCAGTTCGTGCCATCGCTAGTGGCCTGGATTGCCGAGTGCGCAGTGCTTGTAACTGACGCAGCCCCGTTGATGTTCCCACTCACAGGGGTGATAGTGTTCACCCCAACGTTGTGGATGCAAAGCACTTGCCCTACGGGCCATGCCGTTGCAGCGGGGAGCGTCAACGTGCCCGCCGAACTGGAGATGAAGATCTGGTCGGACGTGCTGAGCGTTTGGCTAGCTGCCGCGCTGCGCAGTCCATAGACGTTGCCGGGAGAATCGCTCCTATACCAAGTACCATTGGCCGCGCCGGAAGAGCGGTAGTCGGCGCTCTCGTACTGGGAATACAGGACGAGAGAAGCCGCGCCATCCAGCGTGCTCGTGCCCACTGGCACGATAGTCACTGGGTTGGCACTGGAGTCGGTCTTGAAGATGGTGATGTTGTAGCCCCCGTAGGCTTGGCCCGCGCTGGTGCCCATAGTGGGCATCGTGACGGTGAACCCGGCGCTGGTCGCATTCGCCAGAACCGTGCCCGCCGTGGTGGATACGGTCGTGCTTGCGATGAGGGTCGTAACGCCCTTCACCGCGCCCACATAGGTCTGCGCAGTAAATGTAGGAGTGTTGCCCGAAACGGCGGAGCAAACCCACGCCAGTACATCGCCCACGGCCATCGTTGGGTTGATGTTGACGATCCAATCCCCGACGTTGAAGAAGTCGCCGGTGGACGGGATATCTGCCACCCCGTTCGTTGCGTAGTAAACCGCTTGGCGGTTGACGTTCCAGGTTTTCGCTTCGAGAAAGGCCATATTAACTCCTATGCTGCCCGCAGACGCTTGTGCCACCACTCTTCGCCATTTTGCTTCATGAGCTTTCGCCACTCGCGAAGGCTGCAATCCTTGGTGTCGGTCTTGGGGTTGCAGCCATCGCGCGCAGTAATCACTCTGGCGGCATGGCTATAAGGCCATTCGGCCTTCAATTGGCGGCATGTCCAATAGCGCTCTGCCATGCAGCTAAGTCCTCTATGCGGAATGCGTGAGATACCACGCCGTGCCATCGGTTGCCAGCCCCGCGCTGGTCTTGGTCGCGAGCGTGTAGCTCGCGCCAACACCCACAACGGTGCCGCTGGCCGGAGTGAGGGTGTCCGCACTGCCCGACGTGTTGATGACCGTGATGCACTCCACGCCCACTGGGTAGTTGGTCGGAGCCAGGATGGTCACCGTGCCCGCCGTAGGCGTGCAGAAGTAACGGTCGGTAGTCGCCACGGTGTTGGCCGTGCCGCCGACGCTACGGATGCCAGCCGCGCCCCAAGGCGACACGATGTTGTACCAGTACCCCTTGCCGATGGAGGCGATGAGGTTGGCCGTTGCGCCAGCGCCCGTCAGCATGGGCGCGTCGAACACGGTGTCGCTGCCACCCGCCGTCACCGTGACGGCGTAACTCGTCAGGTTGCGGATGGTGATGATGAGGCCGTCGCCCGTGCCCGGCGACGTGCCGACCGTGCCCGGAGGATTCGGGAGCACAGGCGGGATTGTAGGCAGCACGACGTTCATGTTGGCCGAAGGGCTGCACAGCAGCAAACGCGGCGGAGCAGTCTGGCCGGGGCCGTAGCCGAGCGTAGTGCTCGACGTGACCGTGAGGGTTTCGTTACCGATGGAGATTGAGTTAATCATTTGTACCTCGCTAATGCATGGTTCCCATATCAAAGCAACGCCGTGCCGCAAATTTTGAAGGACGTGCGTGGGTTCGGGCAAATCAGATTACCCGCGAAGAGGAACTGGCCCGCGATGTCGATGGAGTTCTGAGCCTCTTTGAAGCCCGTGAAGCCAAACTGGAACTTCTTGTTCGTGGAGATGTAGAGTTCCAGATAGTTGGTGTTCAACCCCAGGATCATGCCGTTGGTCCCATCGGACGGGATGTACTTGTCGATGACGACTTCCGAAGCGTTGAACCGGAAGGACTGGAAGCCGACCTTGCCGACATCGCTCTGGTTGTCGTAGTACCGCTGTTGCGGCTGGAGGGTATTCCAGATCTTGTTGTAGGCAGTCTGGGTGCCCGCCATCAGGTCAACGTAGTCGTTGCCGAACCACGCTGCGCCGTAAGCCGTGTTCACGTCGTTCACCGAGTAGGTGTTGAAGGCGCGGTTCACGTAGGAGTTGGCTCCCTGGACTGCGCTGATCGGCGTGATGGCGCTGGAGAACGTCGGAGCCACCTGGAAGAGGTTCGTGCGGGTGATGCCACCGACCGCCAGGAAGCTCTGGGTCTGGTCACCAACGCTCGTGTACGAGCCGCTGGAGTTGCCATCGTCGATCCAGGCGAGCAAGCCGTCCATCGACTTGGTGCCGGACAATGCTCCAGTGAATGGCGCACTCACCGCGCTCTGGCCGTCCTGGTAGAGGGCCGTAGCGATGAGCTTCGCCATCTTCATGGATGCGTTGGCGAACTTGCTCTCGACAATACTGAACGCTGCCTGCGGGCCGCGATTCAGGATGTCGTCAATGCCATCGAACTTGTTATCGTGCGGCTCTTTATCCGCACATCAGCACGTTGCCTATTGAACGAGTACCGTGCTGTCCAGACTATGTCTTCCAGCAGCTACGCTGGCCGGGCGCTCTTGGCTCAGATTATTGTTGGGACTCACCGAGCTAGTCGTTGCACCTTCCGTAGAACCTTTGCCCTCTACGGCTTGGCTCAAAGTAACCCCCTCCGGGGCTTCCTCTGAATTCACCCAGATTTTACTATACTCCAGAGAATCTTGATGGTTGAGACGCTTCATCTCAACATACATTGCTTCGCGCTGCTCAGTGATGTGCCCTGGCGTCCGCAGCATTCCATCCGTCTTGGATCGCCCGTGGTAAGAGTGACGGCTGATTGTGGCGTGGAGCCGAAGAGCCAATCCCGCCTGCTCTTTTTTGATAATCATGAACGGCACGATCTTCTCAAGGGCAGGGACGGCCTCTGACGGCTTGACCATCAACCGATAGCATCCAAAACCAACCTTACTTTTCTGGTTGTTAAATGCTTGGATGTATCCACCGATCACTTCACTGATTGCATTCAGCACTGCAAGATTCTGCGAATACAGGGTCAGCCTCACGTAATACTGCGGAGCAGATTTAGCGGGGCGCGACTTCACGATCCCCACATGCCCGTCAGCATCAATGAACCCGGCGATGTACTCGTAGCTTGGAGTCATAGGCTGCTTCTAGTTTAGCTCACGCAGAAGCCCAAGTCCATACTCGGGATCAGCCAGCCAAACAGTCTCTTTAACAGCGTGACATTGACGTACGACATTTTCATGTTGACGGTGAACGCAGTGTCGGTGGTGACGTATGCGATGTTGAAGATATCGCCCTTCGAGAACCAATCGCCGTTGAGTTCACTGTAAATTATTGGTCTTTGGATGAAAGTTCCGCCCTGGAACTTCATCCGACGCCGATTGAGCAGTCTCGTGAAAAGCGGCGACTGCTTGAAGATCACATCAGTCGTGCGCTCAACCACGTATTGCTCGGTAAAGGCGGTCAAATCAGTGTATGAAAGAGCCATACCTTTCCTTCGCTTTTTCTAATCGGCTGACGACCGCCTCACCTAGACTAGATTCAACGGCCAGCCTGTCGATTGATCAATTCTCGGGCGGCGAATTGAGCAAGTGCGCCTTCGCCCAATGGCACTTCGGGAGCCTTGCTTTCGCCTTCCTTGGGCACGTCAAGCCCAAGCATCTTCCGTTGCAGCGGCCCCATCTGAGGCCCTTCGGTGTCAGCCGGGTTCTGGCCCTGTGGCCCCATTCCCTGAATCCGGTTTAGAGCTTCTTCGCTCCGTTTGTTTGCCGCCGTGACGGCGGCATCCCGCTCGTCCTGCGCGGCCTTGACCTTAGCGTCCGCGTCGGCCTGCATCCGCTTCATGCGGGTGTCCGCCGTGAACGTCTGGTAGAACGCTTCAAGGTCTGTCGTCTTCGCTTCGGTTGCGGCCTTCAGAAAGTCCTTCGGGTTGAACATGTCCCCGAATTCCTTCTGGTGCTGGGCATTGAGATAGGGGACCAGAATCGCGGCGTCCGCCGTGTAGGCGTTCAAATTCTTGATGTACGTCTCGGCTTCCTTCACTCTCTCGTCCAGCGTGTTTGTGCTCACGAACTTGTTCGGGTCAACCCCGTTCTTCTTCATCGCCTCAGTGGCGATCCGTTCCACGTCTTCAAACGTCATGTCCGACCCTCCAACTTCCATCGCTGCCATTTTGGTTTCCAGTTCGGCCTTCTCTGTTTCCAGAGCTTCGAGCCGTTCCTGCTTCGCCCGCTCCGCCTTGGTCATCTTGTGGTCGGAGTCCCAATTGTTGTCCTTCCACGTGCGCCACTGCTGGAGTTCATCCAACTCTGCCCGATTCTGATCGAGCCTTCTGGAGTAGTCGTCTTGACGTAGACCGAATTCTTTGACCTTCGGGTTCTTCTCCGCCAAGGATTGGAACGCCGCACGGTCTTCGTCTGTTCCGAATGTTTCAAGCAGCGCATCGAACGCACTGCCCGTAGGTTTTGCCATGTTCGCCTCCAGTCGGCGGCGCTATAGTCCGAGAGATTCCTGGCCTTCCGGCGCAGACATCGCTGCCTGCGGCGGCTCCGACCCTGGACCTAACGGTGCGCCTTGACCTTGTGAACTTTCTTGCGCCTGCTTTTCGATCATCTTCAACATGCCCGCAGCGCGGGTAACTATGGGCATGAGTACGGGCTTCTCCACCGCTAAAACTTGAGCGACCTTCCCCATGGAGTCCGCGATCTTCTTCAGTTCCCCCAAGACGAATTGCATGGAGGCTTGCGGCCCCTGCTGCGGAGCGCCAGCACCCTGCTGTTGAGCCGCCTGTTGGGCGTACTGCTGTGCTGCGGGTGCCTGCTGATTGGTTACGTCGGGAGGAAGAGGAGGGGTTGCGGTCGTCATGGGTTACTCGCTATTTCGATTGCTGGATGGCCCTCTCGGAATTTGGAGCGTGGTCACTCTGCCACCCGTGCATCGGTTTGTAGCTGAGCGGAGCCTGCTCGCCTGTGAGTTGGAACTCGCCGTTCAGCGTGCCCTTGTCGAACTCCTGGAGGCCGATGGGGGTGTTGGACGTTGGGGCTTCAGAACCCATGAGTTCCTTCTCCATCCGCCCGGTGCTACCATCGTGCTCGACGTTCAGCGGCGAGTTGAGATTGAGATCAACGGCTGTGCCTTGAAGTTGCTTGTCCATTACGAGTTTCACCCTTGTGGCTTGAGGCCACGCCGCCTGCTTCGGGATCTCTCAGGCGAGCGCGGCCCCAATGTCTGTTAGCTCAATCGCAGTTTGCCTGCGAGTGTTGAGTTAACGTTTGGCGTGACGGCCCTTGCCGCGACCTTTCTTGCGTCCCATTCGGGTGGTGCTCCTTTCCTGCCCCGATGCCGGGACATCATTCAAACGTATTGAATCGGCAGGGAGTCTACGTCAAGACGCAGAAACGCCCGACTGGGGACAAACCCAATCGGGCGTTTCGCTGCGGGGTGGTGGAGTATACCTAGACGCCGCCTGTTCTCTGGTCTCGCGTCAGCCGGGTGGCGCTGCCTGCGGTTTTGCCGCCGCCTTTCACGCTGACGCCCATCTCGTGCTCCTGTTTCATCATCTCCATCAACTGCTTCGGATCGCCCGCTTCGAGCACCTGCCAGAGTTTCTGTAACGGCAACAGCCCCTTAGCGGCCATGCCGATGGCGGTCTGTTTCTCACGGTCTCGCGACGAGCCAAGCAGGGTGCCCGGCGAGATCAGCATCGCGAAGGACTTCCAGTGGTCCTCCTGCGGCACGTTATCGGGAATCAGGTTAGGCCCGTTGTAGTTGAAGTCCTCCATACTGATGCCGTCTTTGCCCAACAGCTTGAGGCGCATCGGCGTCTCAAAGAACTGGAAGATGTTAGACATCGCCAGCACGCCAGCATCGCGCAGGAACAACTCGCCGTAGCGTGACTCCAGTTGCGTGACGGTGTTCATCATCTCGCGCATTTGCTCGATGGTGTCGCCGCCTGGCACCTGCTTCTTCTTGCCGACCGAAGATGGATCGAGGATGCCCGCCAGCCGATCAAACTCCGACGAGAGGTAGCCGTGCGCCTGCATAACCCAGGACGGGATGTTAGGCGGGTCAATGTACTTCACGTCCGAGTTCGGGTTGCTGTTCGGCAGCATGTAGAGCTTGCCACCGGGCATATCGGGGTAGAACTCCCGCCACGTTGCCTGCGGTACGGCTCCCGCCTTGGTGATGACGGTCGGGTTCAGAGCGCGTCTCACCATGTCCAGGATGCCCGCCAGAATCTCGTTCATCGCCTGATTGAGCGGCAGGAGATCGCGGTACTTGCTCAGGCCCCAGAAGTTCAATGGGATTGGGTTCAGGCGGAGGCAGGCAAAGGGATACATGCCATGCCAGAACGGCGATGGCCCATCGTACAAGAGCCGGTGCCCGCAGAACACCAGCAGCCGCTTACGCGGGTACAACGGCTGGCCCGGATTCACCCAGTACCACCAGTTGTACGACTTCAGGCCCATGAAGGGATCGCGCATCAAGATGCGCTGGTTCGACTCGTTGATCGACGGGTCATCGACATAGTATTCCTGAAGTTCGAGCGACCTGAAGATCGACGGGCCTTCCATGTCGGATGCCGACGTTTTCACGCCGTACAGCCGCCGCATCCCCTGGCTTAACCCATTCCATGTGTACTCGGGGATGTCGTTCGGACGAGCGTAGCGAGTCTGGTTGCCGAAGCCCTGATCGAGAAAAGAGGCGTCGTTCTCTATGCCCTGGCTGGTGAACGGGAACCGCTTGCGGATCTGGTTGATCGACTTCCAGGTCCGGTACAGGACTGCCGTGGACTGCTGGATGTGGAAGCCGGGCTGGATCGGGAGCACGGCCTCCGGCCCGAGTGAGAGCGTCTGCGTCATGCCGGGGTAAGCCGCGCCCATCTTCCAGAAGGCCGTCCCATTCAGCTTGGCGATGTCGTTCAGCCGGATGAACTCCATGTCCATGTCGCGGGTCAGCCACTCGGAGCGGATGACCTTGCCCACAATCTGGGCTTGCTCCTGGTAGGCGTCAACGCGGCTGGAGATGTCGATGGTGGGCCGGATCTGCGTGAGGAGAGAGAGATCTACTTGGCGGCTGTTGTTCAGGCGGTTGTCGAACGCCTTGGACTTGTAGCGGGCACGTTTGTCGTTCCACCACTTGCCGCCGAGTGCGTTCATGTACTTGAGGGCATCGTCCTTCTCGGGGTTCAGATCCGCCGTGCGGAAGGCTTCCTCGCGGGCCGACTCGCGCCACTTCAGGACGGAGGAGATGTACTTGCGGCGGTCGTCGGAGGTTTTGCCTCCCGCGTAGCGGGGAGTTTCACCGTCAGAGTTGGTGTCCCAAATGGGACCGCGCTGTAAAAAGTCCATGTGTTTGAATGCACAAGTCTACGTCAAGACTCAATGCGGTCCTTCTCTTATGGAGAATCGTCTGCTACGGCTGGACTTCCACCGATCTCTCCACAGCAGTCGCCGCCGCAGGCGCTTCAGATCCTGGATCTTGGCCGTTTTCGCTCTCGACCGTTTCCGGCTGCTCTTTGGTTGCGGCACTATCTAGGAGTTGGCTCGCACCGCGTTTCCACTCGTCCATGGCTGAGCCGCTTGGTTGGCTGGACCCACTGTAATATCCCATCGCTTGCCTCCTACTCGGATCGCACTTCTACGGATCGTTCGGTTACCAATGCCGCGACGGTCGCTTCAGGTTTGTAAACCGATGCGATGTAGCGGGATATGTCGAAAGGGACTTTCGATCTCTCAGCTACTATCACCTTTCGATGAGGCGACTTGCTACTGAAATATGAGCAAGGATCTCCCCGTTCCACATACTTTCCAAACCATCCACCCCCTGTCCCTTTTCGCGCTCGCATCGCTGGGAATAGAGCAGGGCAATCCCCCCACAAATAATAGGGGCCGACATGCCAACGGGCACTCCCGACCCATTTTTCTGCCCCGCGCACGTTCTCAACGACCATAGGTACGTAGCGCCCTGCCGATTCGCACGCTTCGCGCTGAAGCCTAAAACAAGCATCAAATAATTCATTTGACGGCGGAGGCAGTGATCGTGCTCGCTTGAACGGCATAGCCCGATATGAATACCCTTCGCAGGGAGGGCTTGCCACGATCAGCGCCGCATGACGGAATTGGGAGCCATGAAGCGTGAGCACATCCTGCAAAACGAGTTGTGCTGGATACTTCTGATCCCCATAGACGTGCCGTTCAATATCAAAGCCGACGACATCGTACCCCTCTGCGAGCAGCCCTTCGGTCCAGCCGCCAAGTCCACAAAATAGGTCAATAGCTAAGGGCTTCATCGTACTTCTATAGAAGGCTCGGTTACCGACGCAGGAGCCGCCGTCTCAGGCGGCAGCGGCTTCGCCGCCTCTGACTTAATGAAGTCTGGGTTCACGCTCGCCCATGACCCCGGCAACCCCTGTGAACTGGCGCTCTTGTCCGCCCAGTCGCAGTGCTGCGGCATCTCGTCCGGCATCATCAGGCCCTCCGCCTTGCAGTACGCCCGCTGGTCCTGTCGGGTCCGAATCACCACCGGCTCGGGGCTTCCGTCCACCATCCGACTGCTGCGGGTACGGTAGGCGATATGCCCGCCGTCCTCCACGCCATTGAGCGTCTGGCATCCCGGCGCGTTGTAGCGATCCAGCGTGCCCAGCCAGATCGCGTGGGCCACCGAGGGGACGCGCACGGTGGCGTGGCCGCACTCGGGGCACGGCGGCATGATGTCGGTGTAGGACTTGAAGAGCGTTTCTCGAACACGGCCCTTCGCCGGGCAGGATTCGGAATGACAGACCACTTCGTAGATAGGCACGCTACGCCGCCGTTTCCGCCGTCGCCTTTTGCGCGGCCTTCGCCACCTGCACAAGCTCCGAGATGGCCTTCTCGATCTCTGCGCCCGTTGGGCGGTCCTTCCCCGTGAGGGTCTGGATCACGCGGTAGTGCGGGAAATAGACGGGCGGCGTATAGCTCGCTTCCAGGTACGTCGCCCAATTGTTGTCCAGCGCCATCGACCACGTATCGTTGATGAGTTGCTCGACCGTGATCCCCATCTCCTGCGCCCGATTCTTGATCGGCTCAACCCACGTCGGATCAAGACTTAGCAGGAAGGTGCGGCTTCCGTCCGCCGCCATGGAGTTACCCTTACCGACAGCCGCCACAACGTCGGCCCCGTTCCCCACGGGCTTCTCGTTGTGTTCCTCGATCTTCTTAACCTGATCGGGGGTGAGAAAAATTCCGCCGTCCTTATAGCCCTCAAGCCATTGCCGACAGCGGACGCTGAGCCATTCCGCAAGAGGGACGTCTTGGACTTGAGCCTGAAAAGCGTCTAGTGTCGTTTGCCGCAATGTGACGGTAACGGGGATATTGACTCGTTGGTCTGCCATGACTCTAAAATACTCCCGGCTGTGTTAATGTGCAACAGAAAAGGCCGGGACGGTCCCGGCCCTTTCACCATACCCTAGCTTGCCTAACCGTGCCCTGCCTTGCCCCACCGAGCCTAGGCATACCAAAGCACGCCGAACCACACACCTAAATTTGCACTTCGCCTCCTGCCATCGTGCATGATTTGCACTACGCCATCATTACAGTCAGGGAAGACCCTGGCGGCTGGCGTTCCTATTACTTCAGTGCATCCATCGGGCCAATCCTAAGTTGGCAAATCGTAGTCGTAGTTCAATTGCGCCGCATCCCATGCCTTCTCGGGGGACCAGAAATCCTGCGCCGCTTCGCGGTATAACTCATCGGGGTCCGCCGTTTCGGCCAGCGATCCAGCGCCGCCCTGGTTCCGCGTGATCTCGATTCGCCGGTTGCCGCAGCCGGGGCAACGCAGCCCGCCGCTCTCAGCCACCCGTTTATTCAGGTCGAGGGTTGGCTTATATTCGGAAGGGTCTAGCGTCGTCTCTTCGATGACGTTTTGCCACCACAGATTGCCGCAGTTCGTGCAGCGCAGATGGTACTGAGCCGTATCCTTAGAGAGTTCCTGCTTCACGCTAATCATACCGAGCGCGTCGTTCCAGTCGGATTCATGTGCGCAGTAGAGAGAAATCATCGTGGCTATGCACTCGTCGTCGTGCTCGTCCTTGTCGGCCCCAGCTTGGTACGAGTCCTCATCGTCCTTGACGAAGTTCTTCATCTCCTCCGCAAGGTTATGGGAGCGGACAAAGTACAACTCCTGCTGGAGCCACCGCTTGAAGGTTTGCCACAGCCGGGGGCGGGAGGACAGGTTCGTGTACCATCCGAGCTTTTGGCTCATGATGTTCATCGAATCGAGGTGCTTCCACCGATAGCAGTTGGGATAGCCAAGTTGGAAGCGCATCGTGCCCAGGCAGATGTCGTAGCGGTTGCACTCCACGCTCATGAGTGCGCTGTTGTAATACAGTCCCAAGTGGTTCAGCTTGTACGCAAACCCGATGGGGTCGATAGTGTTAGAGCGCCACGTTGCTACTTGGAAGTCGCCCTTACCCGTTGTGCTGATGCGCGTGACGACACCCACGCTGTAGTCGCACTTGCCACCCAGTCCTTCGGCCACGTCGGCCCCGCAGCAATACTCGGCTTCCGGCTTTGGCATCTCCCAGATCTTCAGCGGCGCATCGTCCCACTCGTGGTCAACATGGCAGTCCTCCTGGAAGCATGGGTACTTCCCCTCAGCGTTGCGGCCTTTGGCCGTGTTCGCGCCATGGAACCGCCCTGCCATATCAAAGTCGCCTTCGGCCAACGGCGGGCGCACGTTGATGTTCGCAAACTGTTGAGCCTTTTGGCCGAACATCTGATAGCCGCTTACCTGGAACGCCTCCTCGGCGGTCCCGGCCTGTTCTTGGAGCAGTTTCTTGGCACTCTCTTCGTCACGGCTATAGTTGATCCGCTTGTCCTGCATCCATGCCAGTTGAGCATCCGTGATGGTGTAGAAGTGCAGCGTGCCGGTTTCGCACGTCGGGCAAATGCTGCCGTCGCGATCCACTTTCAACTTGTAGCGGGTGTGGTACTGGAGGCACTCGGAATTGTCGCAGCGCACCCAGTCCGACATCGTCTTCTCGCGGATCTCGTGATCGCGCTTGTCCAGCCGGAAGTCCACCCTTACCGGGCGCACATGGGTCGGGTCAAAAAACCACGGTAGAAACAGCGGCTCCCACTCCGCCCGATCCCGTTCGGCGAGTTCCACGCAGCGCTTCCATAGCCTATGGCTGTAGGTGTTAGCGCCCTTTGCTGTGCTCTCCAGAATAGCGAACGTGCCCGGCCCTTCGGCCAGAGCATTGACCATATCCTCATCAATAATCCCCCGTGCGGTGCGTTCCTCGAAGTCAGAAAATTCGCTCACGTGAACCGCCGAAAGCCGGATGCCCTGTCCGACTGCCGTGGTGCTATTGGCTCCCTTGACGTACACTCGGCTGTTCAGGCCCGGCTCTGTTGCTCGGAGATCGGGCTTCGGGTTGTCGAAGTGCAGGCCCTCCTCCGACTTGCGCATCGCGCACATCGGTTTGAGCCACCACGGCATCCGGTCGTAAATGAACGTCATGATGGGGAACAGCACATCGGCGGTGTGGCTCCGGTCATAGGAGACCACGAGCGCGTTGACGTTGCTGAAGAACATCGTGCGCCACGCTACCAGCGCTTCGATGAGCGTGCTGCACCCCAATTGTCTGCTCTTGATTATAATTAGTTTCTGTTGCTTTCCTTTACTTCTCAATTCCAAGACTTTCTCAAGGATCAACTCCTGCGACGGCCACAGGGAGAACAGTTGGTCCTGGAGGTTCTTATCGGTGATCCAGAAGTAGTTGCGGGCGGCATAGACGAAGTCCTTGCGGCATCGGTCAAGCTCTTTCAGGATGACTCGGATCTCGGCAGGGGTTAGACGGCCCGGCTGTTCAAACTTGTCCGGCTGATCGAGGTGCTCGATAAGCTGTCGGACTTCAGCGTCTTGGTGCCAGCGGGATACGGCCATGGCTGGCCTTTCTATTCGGGCGTCACGTCGATCACGGCGGCAGTGCTGGAGTCCCGGCCATCCAGTTTACGAGCGAGTGCATCGAAGCTGAACCGCGTACTGCCATCGGCGCTGTTGGAGTTTGCCTGGAGAATCGTTTGGGAGATCGTCACGCCGCCTTGGGTTTTGACGAGGTTGGCGATCTCGGCGGTGAGCCGGATCGCCTGGATGTTACCGTCCTTCACCTTCTTGATAAGTGCAGGGAACAGGGTCGCCATCAGCGCGTCGATGTTGCGGAGGAGATGCTTCTCCTGGACGCGGGCAAGGTTCTTGCGGGTGACCTTCTTGGCAAGGAGCGCGGGCGGAGGCGTCTGGACGCAGACTTCGAGCGATTGATCCGAAGCGGTTGTTTCGTCGGCCATCAACTCTGGTAATCGGAGGTTTGCCTAGCAATGATGGGCGTATGCGCTAACCAGAGGACCAAACAGGCCGTCTGCTCAAAGACCAGCAAGGCTCCCGGCGTGATGTCACCGCGTGCGCCCTGAATAATGGCTACGTTCTGGACGATATCGAAAGCGCAGAAGCCTGCCAGTATCGCGCCATGCGCCCCGGTTCGGGCCGCGCCCATCGCTACAGTGGATAGCACAATCAGCGCAGCCACAATCACTCGGGCCAGGAAAAACCGCTCATCGGGCAGATCGGCCAGTGGGGGGACTATCGCCACGATGGCGAGCACGAACCCTCCCGCCAAGTAGTAGACGTATCGGCGGAGGCTCACATTGAACGCGGCTGCGAACGACTCTATCCCGACGCACGCCAACAACACGATGGAGATGGGTTCCGTGATGACCCACGCAATTCGATACGCTCCGTCCACGCACCAGCGGTCGATCCCCGCCAGTATCAGCCATCGCGGAAGGTCAAACATCAAGTACGCCAGGAACATGCGGAGCTTCACCCTACAAAGCAAAAGCCGCACAATGAGTGCGGCCTCAATAAAGAAGCTGGCGTACCAGACGATCAGTTCGGCGTTCTTCACTTGCCCTTGCCGCCTCCGGGACCACCAGGATTAGGGGCAGGCCCAATCTGGGGAGTGGGCGGCGGAGCATCCGCAACGGCCTTGGCCTTCTGCTTGCGGCGCTTGGGCGGGGGATAGTCAGGCTTGGTCACTGGAAGTACCTCATGATTCGTTCGACGGTTGCTTCAAGAAGCAGCGCCGTAGCTTCGGCGACTGCCCATATTCTGCGCAATATCCAAGACACCACGACGAGCGAAGCAAAGGCCGCGCCGACGCGTTGCATTACACATAGAAGCACGTCTCGTTGTTGGTTCACCCGTCATCGTGGCGGGAGCTTCGTCGCTTAGCGCCCAGCAGTTGCAGAATGTCCAGTATGGCGAGCGTTGCAAAGGCCCCCGTGCCAACTCCCGAGATGGTGTTGATCTTATTTTCGGTGTTTTGGGCCATCGTTCGCAATTCCTTCACAGTGTCCCGTAGGTCTGAAATCTGACTTTCGGCGGTCGCCAGCCGTTCGGAAGCGGGCCGCTGAGCAATTACGTTTGGGGATACGGGCACCCATAGAAGCAGATACAACGCCATGGTCGCCGAGACCGTAATGGAGAGGCAGCGCAACACGGTAGTGAAGTGCATCGGCCTATGCCCATTTTGCGCTGTATATGGCATGGCGTCTTCGCCTGCAAGTGGTGGATTCATCCACGTTTAGGGAATCGGAGAACATGCTGTCATGATGGCGTCCACAGCGGCTTCCGTGCGCCCTGGGTCGCAAATATCATGCAGGGGCACAACCACTTCAATATAGAAAAACTTGAATAGCGTATGGGCGAAATCGTATTCGATAATCCGGCTGATCGCCAACCCAGGAATTATATCCATCCGCGTGAGGTCTGAAGTGCTAGCCGCCATAGTTCTTCGCAGCCTCCGGTGCTGACGGCAGGCCCCAAGCCTTGATGGCCTCCAGGTCCATGCCGTTCCCGTCCGGCCCGAGCATGTCGGTCTGTGCGGCCCCGAACGCATTAGACGCCAGGATCTCCCCCCGGCTCGCGTTGATGTCCGGCACCGTCAGGACGGCAGGCGGCGGGATGGCGAAGTGCGGCGGCACCTTGTTCTGAACGGAACTGTAGATGGCGTTCGCTTGCTCCACGATCTTCTTCATCATGGCGTCTGCATCAAGACTGGTATCGGTTGTGTAGGCGTACTCCGTCACGCACTCGCCAGTGGCCGGATCGGCCCCTTGCATGGCGTAGGTGATCCGCACATTCGTCATGTACGTCCCGCCACGCCGCATCTCCATCTTGTCGTCGCCAGGAGACCTTGTGATGCGCTTCTCCAGCACGATGGGCTTGTCGCACTTCGGCGGCTTCACTTCGATCCGCTTCGGCAACTCCCGCTGGTAGTAATCGAAGACCTCCTGCTTGCTGAAGTGCTCAGGGAACAGGTCTGTCGTGGCAGGCTGTGCCCCAAACCGGGCGGAGGCGTCTTCCTCACGGCGAGATGACGTGACGGGCGCGGCCTCGGATGGCGTGATGATGAGCGGGGTGTAGCCCTTTTCCTGAGCCGGGGCCTGCGTCACGTTACCCATTGACTCGACGGCAAGCGAGAACATCTCCTCGAAGTCGCCCATTTTGGCGATCAAGTGGTCTACGAATTCCTCGGGAGACCCAAAGCGCTTCCCGTCCTTGATGACTTTGAGAATTATCGGCCTATACTGCTTCGCTATCACGTCGATCTCCAATCTTGTTCCCGATGCCTTCGATCCGCTCAAGCACAGCAAAGAACAGCGGCGATAGATCTATTTCCAAATCCCGTACTTCACGAAGGGAGCCGCGAAACATCTCACGCGGGGGGGCTAGATTCCACGCACCGGATACGCCCGCGCTCGCTCGTGCGCATGGAAGGCAAAGCAACTTGTGGACTTCCGCTCCCGTCATCGCCCCCCCCCTCTACCAGCCAGCGAACGGAATATCCTTGTCTGCGGCGCAAGGTCGTCCAGCCCGTTCTTCCCTATTCCACTTGCGCTTGGGCTTCTTCGGCTTTTGCCCACCGAGTAGACGAGCGAACGGTTGTCGCTTGGATTGTGGTTTACGCTTCGCGGGCATACCCTATTCCATACTCACAGACGGCATCGACGATTGCCGGTCGATCTCGTCCTGTGCTTTGCGGTTCAGCGTTTCGACGCTCGGGGTCTCCCCGTTCGCAGCAGCCTCCGCCCACAACTCTGCAACTCGATAGGCCCGGTCTGCCGAAGCCTCGTCGGAGTGGCTGACGAACGACAGCGGTTCAGCGGCTCCCGGCCCCGGCTCTGTGTCGGGCTTCATGACGAGAGTTTTGAATTGGGAGACGGCCTCCCGCAGCTTCCCAATCTCCAGCGCCATTGCGCTTGCGGCGGCAGCGTGGCCCGCGATCATCTTAGGCACGTCGGCCAGCACCTTGACGGTAGCCGACAGTTCCTTCATGGCGGCGGCGAACTCTTGCTGTGCCGCGATGCGCGCCTTGGTCTGCCTGACGAACCAGGGGATCAATAAGGTGGCGACGGCAGTGCCAACGGCGGTTGCCAGAACGGTGAGGACGATGATGAGAAACATATGTACCTTCTAAACGGCCGGGGCGGGCGCTGGCTTGAGGTTATCCTCGCACCATTTCTGAACGGTAATCGGCGCACCCGGAGCGTCGATAGCGACCAGATGGTTGTTGCGCGGATCGACCAGCAACATCCATCCAGCCTCAGCCATGGTAGACATCTGGTTGCTCGGCATGAAACGTCTGGCTGGATTCAGCCCGTTCCAGAAGTCATACCACTGCTTTTGTGTTCCGTAATCAACGGGCACTCCGTTATCCAGGTAGCCGGTTGGTGTGAACACAGGGAGTGGTTTCTCTGGGATTGGCTCGTACTCGGGCCATCGCTCGGCCTTTGCCACGTCCTTGAATACGGCATCGGGAAAATTCGGAACCTCGTCCACATCGCCGAAGATTTCGTGATCCGTCCCGTCTATGCACATCCACTGCCAGACCGGAGTGCCTTCATAGTCGCCAGTCTTGCGGCAGGTCCAGCCATGCTTGACGAGCGCCAAAACCATCGCTTCAAGTTCACGCTCCCGCGTATTTGGCATTGTTTTTGTCCACCTCTATGTTAGGATAGAAGCGTGGAAGAATCAACCAATTTCGTCGCCCCTCAACAGAAGATTCCCAAGAAGACGGGCCGTAAGCCCCTCGGGCCGGACAAGAAAAGGATTCGGATCGGATGCCGGGTCACGCCTGCCACGAAAGAGTATCTGGTTCATATGCCCGGTCGGAGCATTGGGCGGGCCATCGACAACGTCGTCAAGCAGTTGAGGGAATTGGTTGGAGCGCACTGGGCCTGAGCCTGCGCTACGGCCTTCAGTTTCCCCATCGCCGACTTTAGCAGGGTCGCCACGGTGGATGGAGCTACGCCCATCAACTCCGCAATTTCGGCCTTCCCCATTTCGTCATCCCCATACGCCAGTCTCAAGCTCTGAATCTCCGTTTGCGTGAGACGCGCCGCTGTGACCAGTCCGTGCAAGATCGCCCTCTGCTCCTCTATCTCATCGTAACCATCGGTACGGTCGCTGGACGGAAGGCACTCGTCAAAGTCATGCGGCCCTTGGCCGTCTCCGTCCATCACCCCAGCACCCTTCGCCCGTGTCATTGAGAGGAATCTCTCGTGGTACACCATGGATGGGCCTTCGCCCTTCGCCATCCTCTTAATAAGGTGGTACGAGCGGAACCAGTCGATCACCCGGCCATAGATCTGGCGCACGGCCCATATCCAAAAGTTGCCGTAGGGGTCTTGATGATCGCAGTCGGGAGGGGGAGGAGTGCCAAAGAGGGGGTTCCAGAAGTGGGCTAACTCATGCTGGCGTATCTTACGGATCTCAAGTTCCTGACGTGTGGGATCGAAGTTGCGGCAGGCTCGCCAGAGTGCGAGGCGGGCCTCGGATCTTGCCTCGTCTTGATAGAAGAGTGCGCCAGAAACCCGATAACGCCAGCACAAAGCCGTCGCTATTTTCTCAGCGCGGTCAACGTGCGCTTGGAAGAGATCCTCTGGGCTCACTACGCACTGAATCTAGCACACGTTGCAGATCGGATACAACATTTTGTACGGCGTTTGCAGTTGTCCACGAAAGATCAGATTGCCCCTCGTGGAACTCATGGAATATCCCATCTTGGAATTCGCGCAGCAGCGCCATCCATAAACGGCCATTGTCTAGGAAGATTATCTGACTGACAGCATGATAGTCTCCGCCCCTGATTGCGCTAGCCAACGGAGTCTCGATCATCCGAACAGCCCTCCGAACACTGCCGCGCTCTTGCTCGGCTTCTTCTCGGGCCGCTTCTTCGGCGGCTCCTCCGGCTGGATGCGCTTCGCGGCATAGTGCTCGATCATCGTGAGCGTGGCCGAGCGCCGCCACTCGTCGTAGGGGACGCCACGCTCCCACGGCTCCGCAGGCCAGCCAAGCTCAGTCCAGTTCATGGCCATGTTCTCCCTGCCGTGGATCAAGAATGCCAGTGATAGACTCTAATACGGCCTCAGATGAAAGATATTCAACGGCGAAAACCGGATTTTCTACTAGGAACATCGGCATCATCCACGGTTCTCCATGGATAGACTCCGTACTCCTCATAAACACAGAGGGGTTGGTTTCTCTCAAGCGTTTAGCCAAATCCATCCCGTTCATGCGGCCACCTTCCGCCATGCCATCAGATCCTCTTCCGCCGCAATCAGTTCAAAGCCCTGCGGTACGAACGGGTCCACTGCCGACTCGGTGAACACGACGTCGGGCTTATCCGGTAGGCCCCGAATCCCGACGTAGCGATGCTTCCCTACGCGGAACAGCACGCACGTCTCCGCCTCCACCTTGAGCGGGCACGGCTCCCATGGAGTGAAGCAGTTCTCCTTGAAGCTCAACGCGCCCGACTCGCGCACGCGCCTGACGGCGTTCACGCTACCCAAGCCCCAGTGGGCCAGCCATGGAAGGTTGCAGGCGGAAGCGATCAACTTATCGGCATTCATCAATGGCATCCTGATAATCCTCCCACATCTGGCACTTCAGAATTCGCACGGTCTCCGGCGTGTAGCGATACCATCGCAGGCTCAGCAGCGATCCCGGCGAAGCCCGATGCTCTTCGAGGATGTAGCGATCCACGGCGTCCATGTGCAGCCCCGCCAGATACGACTCAGGCACTTGGATCATCCACCGCCCGATGGGGACGGGAGCATCGTAGCGGGAGCGGACGAACTTGGCCTTCGGCTGATCGAACAGGCCCGGCTGAGCGGGTTCCTTGGAAGTCTTAGTCAAGACTCCACCTGGGGTCGCCATCCGGCCTTGTAAGCCTGCTCGATTTTCATGAGCGTCACAGCAGCATCGCCCTCACATAATTCCAGATGCTTCATCGTGATCGCCGTCTCCAGGGGTTCCCAAAACATGCCAGGGCCGAGCCGAAAGAGGTTGCGGCACTTCCCACATCGAATCCGCGCAGTCTCATCCCTAAAGTTGGGCGAGGGATTGTCCATCGTGTTGAGTTCAATGATTCTTACGTTCATGCCGACGCTTTCAGAATCCTTGCCACGTACTCACGCCGCCACTCGCCGCCACACCGGGTCCGATGGCCCATTATATTCAACCTTCTAGCGATGTCAGTATAGTCGCACCCAAGGCGCACTAAATCTTTCATAGTGCCGATGATAAGCTGCTCCCCTGGATGGATACTGAGCGCCCCCTTCTTCGGCCCGGTCCAGCCATAGGGCGTGTTCCCCAGCCGCTCGCCGCGCTCCTTCTTGAAGTCCATCACAGCCTTGGTCCGCTCGCCAATGGCTTCTCTTTCCCACTGGCTAACGGCGGTCATGATGTTGATGACTAATCTTCCGCTGGCACTGTGGGTGTCTAGCGATTCGGCCAGAGACACCAACGAGACGTTGTGCTTCTCGAACGTGTCCAGCAACTCTGCGAGATCGCGGATACTCCGAGTCAATCGGTCGAGCTTGCAGACGATCACGGCATCGACTGCGTTCTTGCGGACCATCGCTAATACTCGCTGGACGCCCTCACGCTTGAGAGACCCCGGCTTCGCAGATTCTTCGTCCACGACGATGTCCACTAGTTCATCCTCGCGAACGGTCGTCATGGCTCGTAGCTTCGCGTCTTGAGCTTCGAGCGACAGACCATTCTTTGCCTGCTTATCCGAACTAACTCGGATGTAGGCGACCGCCCTCATTGCAGCACCGCCCCTCCCGGCCCCACGATGGGCGTCACCACCCCGCTCATCTCCAAGCCGATCTTGACGCCGATGCTCATCGCCGACGCGATGGCGGACAACAACGCGCTCTGCCGGATAGCCCCGCCCTGCACGATCCCGCCCGCCAAAGACGTGACGGTCTTCATCGCGAGATCGCTGGCCGTGATCTGGTCCTGCACGAACGCAAGGTGCGCGTCACCAAGCAACAGCGACGTGTACGCTTCCTGCACGGTTTTGGTTTTGATTGCCATATGCACCCCTCAACTATCCTAGTTAATGGGCGACAGAAATGCAAGGTCTATTTTGCAAGGAGCGCCCGCACTCTCCGCCACAGCCCGCACTTCGGCGCATCGTCCAAATCGTTGCGCTCCATCTGTACCCCGATGGTCACCCCCAGGCAGACAGCGTTCAGGAAGAACTGGACGAGCATCCCCGTCGACAGCTCGCCTTCCTCTATGTCGTCGTCCGGGTGTTCGTCCATGGCCTTGACGAAGCTGTAGCCCAATTGCCGTAGCGTTTCATTCCCGAATATATCGGGGCGGAACTCTCGTTGGAGATTGCAAACCCGCCGCTCGGCATCCTCATCGCCGGGAACGGTCTGGCAGACGGTGGTGAGAGCTTCTTCAAATGTCTGCATTGGCAGGGGCCTCTACTGCTGGGTAATCGCCCAAGTCTGCATCAAGACTGGGCTTCGGCACATCAGCGTCCGGCTTCAGCAGCCACGTCAGCACAATCGCCAGCGTGCCGCCGTCCACTGGACACCCGCGCTCCAGCCGGGAATAAGTGGACGGACTCAGCCCGATCTGCTCCGCAGCCTCCCGCGCCGTGATCCGCTCCATCCAGCGCCAGTTGCTAATCAGCTTCGATAAGTGCTTCATTTCAACTCCACGGGGATTTCAATGCGCGGGCCAATGGCCAAAATCTCCTTCTCCCAAATCAGGCCACCACCTTCACCGCAAGTGAACCAGACTGGTTCCCAATCGGCCTCAAGCCCACCGTCTCGTCCAGGGATACGCCTTTGCGTGAACTCGGCTGGTTGCCAGTCGGCGTGTTCCAGCCTGATCCAGTAATATCCAAAATCGCGTTTCATGCAAGCATCCGGTATTCGTCCCTCACGTTCGACCTGTTCTTGACGGCGTGGGTGCGCGTCTCCAGCAGCTTCCGACGCACCGCCGTGATGATGGCCGTTCTGGCCCGGCGCAAGGGAATGCCCGTCGCCATCATCACCTGCCGCTCGCCCATCCAGTCCGTGCAAGCCGTCAGAACCTTCAGCACGTCCTCCTCGGTGTGGGCGTCCCAGGCGGTTCCCGTGAGAGGATTGGCAGGCGGCTTACCGAAAGGGCGCAGGAAAGAAATCATCCTCATCCTCTATCAGAATCTCGTCAAGAGCCGCCATCGTGCTGGATAGAGCAGAGACCGTGTGCCGTCTTCCCGGCGTGTATATCCAGAGGCCCCGCTGGGACATAATGTTCTCCACGATGCCCTGCGGGCTGAGCCCTTCGATGGAGGCCGATAGATCCATCTCCGTGCGCCAGTAACGATAGTGGTACGATGGCAGCACAGACTCCTCGATACGCTCTCGCACGGGCCAAATCGTCACCGCTCGGGCCTCGGGAGGTCCGCCGCTTTATGGATGGGCCAAGCATCCATCGCATCCGCCTGTCTCATGGCGCTCGCATAGACGATATCCGAACCACCATTCAGACGGTGCATGTGCGCCCAAGCACGGACGGCAGCGGCACCCACTTGGTCCTGCCCACGGATAACGAAAATGGGTTCCTGGTTATCCTCCGTCAGAAACCCTTTCCGGTCCCAGTCTGGTCTGCCATAGTTCATCGCTTCGGCCCTTCTGTGATCCGGTTGACGCTCTCAATTGCTTGGACCGCAAGCGCGGCTACCGCGATCAACTGGTCCTTGTATTCAGCAGTCGCAATGAAGTCGGCCCACTGCTCCGCGTCTCCCAACTGCCGGACGATGAACGCGATCCAGTCGCGCCGTGAGTGCTGATCGTCATGCTCTGCGCCGCCCCAAGTTCTGTCATTGGACTGGCACTTCGCGTTGATTGCTTCAAACAGGTCAGCCCTTGCGTGCTTCATCTCTCTTAGCCCTCGCTTTCAGGTTCTCCCATCGGCCCGTCTCAGCTCTTGCATCGCATCTCCTTCTTCAGCCCGCGAATCGCCGTGCGGATGGCATCTCGCGCGTGGCCCGTCGGATGCTTCGGATCATCAATTCCCGCTTGTCAGGCGAACGCTGCAGCCGCTTTCATCCCGGCGAGAAAGATGGCGCGGTCGCGATCCGTCCAGCCGGTTGCCCAGGATGTGACCGCGTGGATCGCCGCGTCCACCCGCTTCAATGTGAGATCAGGCATGGGGTGCCTCTGCCTGCGCAGCGTCGAGCGCAGCGACGGTATTCAGAAGTATCCAGTACAGGTCTTCCGAGTAGCCGAACCGCTTTTTACCGACCTCAATAGAGCGAACGACATCGCCATCGGCGTGACGCTTCGCCACCGCCATCCAATCGCAAATCATCTCCAGCAGATCCATCAGGTTCATTCCCTGGATGCCATCCGGAAAGTGCTCGGGGTGGTGTCGATGTGCGGCGTAGTGATGGTCGAGCGCTGGCTTGATCTTGGCGAGGAGCGCCCTGTACTCATCGGTACCGTAGGTTGTCGCCGCCAGAAGCGGTGTGAATTCGTCGAACAGTTCAACCTCGGGCGATTTCAGTTTTGTCGAATCGTGCTCCGGCCCGCGCTGAACTAGATCAGCAATCGCGAGTGCCAGAATGCGCTGAACAGTTTGGATGTGCTTGTGGGTTTCGAGCCGGGAGTCAATCATTGCGCTTCTCCTTCAGCCTGCGCGGCCATCTCCCGGGCTTCCTGCTCGATCTTTGTGGCCATGTGGCGCCCCATCGAAGCCGAGCAGACCGAGCGCAGATCAGGCGGAATCGACGACGGCAATGGTTCGGGCCAGATGTCCAGCGGGTAGGCCTGGCCCCACGTGTCGCGGATGTGGTCAGCAAAAGCGTTCAGCCCCTCAGCCTTCGCGCGGGCCTTGAGGGCGGCGTCGTGGGCGGCAAGGATGGGGGCAAATTGGCCGGCTGCAGTTGCGACTATTTCCCAGGCTTCGATGCAGGCGTCGTTCAAGGCGTGAAGCTCGTCACTGTTGTAGTTCGACGGATTAAGCTCCGGTGCCTCATGGAGGATTGCCTGCACTTGGCCCAGTGCCGCCGCCAGCCCGTCCCGCTCCCGCTCGGCCTTCTCGGCGCGCTCGGTGGCCGCGTCCCGCTCCTCACCGCAAGCAATGAGCGCCTTCTGTGCCTCAACAGGCCATCCGGTATGCACGGCGACATTGCCGGCCGCAAAGCTGATGGCCTGGAGTTTGCGGTTGGCCGCGTCCCGCTCTTTTCGCATCCGCCTGATGATCTGGCAAGCGCCCATTGCGTCGATATCGACTTCGGCCCGCTGGCTGTCTTCCGGTGAGCCAGGGCAGAGTTCCTTGGCGACGTTGAGAAGCGATTCTCTCGCCGCGTCCCGCTCTGCCGTCCGCGCCTTCTCTCGCGCCTTGTAATCTTCAGTGACTGCGAGCAGATCGCGCTCGATGGCCTTCGACGCAGCCAGTTCCTCCGTCCGCGCCGCCAGCTCGGTGGTGAGGCGGGAGACCTTGGACTGCGCCATAAGCAATCCATCTCCAGCGATCTTCAGATTCCCTTCCAATTGGTCGAGCATGTCGCTAACCGTGAATTCGTCGCTCATCCCTTCCGCCCTTCCGCCGCCGCCTGAAGCTCGTTATGCATCTCTATCGCAACTGGTTCTTCCCCAAACCCGTTTTGCTTCGCGGTTTCAAGCCAGCGCTGCACCCATACCGCCGCCTCGCCGCACAGCTTCCGCAGTTGATCCACTTCGGACTCAAGCTCGCCGATGGTTAGCGACATACACTCCGTCGCCAACTTCGGATTGTGCTCAACGAAAGCACCATCCTTTGCCAGCCCGAAGACGTACCCGGCTTTTTCTCCGGCAGCCATCCAATTGGTGATTTCCTTTTGGAGCGCTGCGCACTTCGCATTCAGCCGCTCCACTTCGGCCTTCCATTCGCGGATGGCGGCGTGATTCATCTCGATCTGGGTCAACAGTTGTTTCAACCGCCCGTCTGCTTCGGCTTTGTGCGGGCACGGCCCGGAGGCGGAGAGGGCCATTTCGATATGCATCATCGCGAACCCGATCTCGTCCGCGCAGCTTGCGCCTTGGGGTAGCTCATTGAAATCGCGGTGAGCGCCTTGCAGCGCCTCCGACATCCGACACTCCCGCGCCTGCGAGGCGGCAAGCTGAGCCTTGAGTTCGTCCCGTTCCTTGAAAACGGCGATGATCTGGTTAAAGAGCGCGATGCCGCTGGCCGTGTTGGCCGACAGCTTCCGGCGTTCCAACTCCTGGAGGGTTAGGGGTGTGGTCATCGGGAAGCCTCCCCGATTGCCCTTGAACACTGGTTCCCTAGCCGGTCGATCTCCCGCTTGATCTCCCGCTTGATCTTCCGTGTCGTTCTGTGATCGACATTCCCTACGCGCGCCAACTCCTGATGGAGCCAGATGCCGAGGCACTGGATCAGATCCACGACGTTCTCAGGCTTGTAACCGTCGAAAATGACGCGGCCAGCGTTGAGGCGGTCCTCGGGCTTCAGCGCGGCAACCAGTTCGTCGATCTTCTCTTGATCCGTCATCACTCCCCTCCCGCCGCTTTAAGCGGCTCGATCCACTACTCCGATCCCAGAAACTTCGCCATCAACACGGCCTCCACACACTTCAGCATCCCGATCATCACGGTGTAGCCTCGCTGGCCGCTCGTCGCCCAACACAGGTCGCCCGCCTCATCGGTCCACACTACCATTGCCCGATCCGGCTCGGCATCGCCGAACTTCTCCAAACACTCCAGTAGTGTCTCGGTCGGGGTGCGCACCTTGACTTCGTCAGTCATCACGCATCCTGCGCTGCCGCCAGCATCTTGAACCGGCTCTCGGTCAGCGCCTCAAACAAGGTGCGCCCGTTCGGCTGCACCGCGTAAGGCGTGTATACCTCTTCGGCCTTCAGCATCCCCACTTCTATCATTGCCAATTGAGCTTGGCACCATCGCAGCAGTTGCCGCCACGCCACGCGCTCGGCCTGTGCCCGGTCCTGCCGGGTGTACTTCAACAGCGGATCGACCCGCGCCGGGAGTTCAAATAGCACATCGCTGCCGCTTACAGGAATGGTGAACCGTAGCCCAGCGAGCCGCCCAGCGGGCGTGTACTCCATTGCCACCTGTCGTGCCCCGGAGGCAACAAGCACCTGGATAATCTCGCCAGAGGTCTTACCTACCGCAATCTTTGTCGTGCCCATGTAAACGGTCTTCGTTGCCATCATCCATCCCTCAACACCCGCCCTTTGTCACCGCAGCACTTCTCCTGCGGGAACCGCCACAGCCCGCACTTCGGGCATCGCTTCTGCCGCAGCCCCGCCTTAATCTGTGCTCGTGCCCACTCGTGCCATTGGAGATAGCCAGACGGCGGCGGATCGTAAGCCCTAAAGGCGGGTATAATCAGAAGGCACATCACCCCTCCTCACTTAACGGCGTCACCAACGCCGCTTCGTGGAACCACGCCACGTACCCGCCCCGGCACTGCTCGGTCTTCGGCCACATCACCCCATCGACAGCACAACCGCGATCACTGTCATCACGCCAGATGGACTCATCGTTCCTCCCTCTCGATCCCATGCCGCCTCAGCCAGTGCCAGATGTTCGACTCGCTGCACCCAGCCTCCCGCGCTATATCCGCCACCGTCCGCCACGCCGTCACGTACCGCATCCGTAGCCACTCCTCGCCCCAATAGTCCTTCCGGGGCCGCATTTCGACTCCCGCCTTAAACCGATGCGCCTTCCCCGTCTCCGTCCCCGGCGCAAACCGCCCGTCCGCCTTCCGGTTCTCTTTTTTGTCCATGCCCCATCTTATTCCCCCTCCCCTTCGCACGTCAACACAATTCGGGCGTTAGTTCGGGCGTTGATTCGGCCACGACCGGGCGTGGACTCGGGCGTTACTATTTCCACCTCCGCCCCGTCAGTGACGCCCGTGTTGTAGGATACTCGCGGACAACGGACCCCACTCCCCCATCTTCCACTTCGCCCTTGTCTCCGCACGGTGGCGTACCCTGACTATCTCCATGAAAACATTGGTTCTGCATTTTCACTTCCTGATTTATTTTTTTCAGAAAAATCGCGGGCGGAGGTCAGTCTAAGAAAAACAGGATCTCCCAGGCGCACCCGGCACCCCTGTGCAAACCTGGTGAGGATGGCCAAGAGTGGCGCGGCTGCTCCGATCCGACCCGCTCCGGCCTCCAACTGGCCCGGTGGCCCCGGCCAGCCACCCATCTAACGAGGTGGCGAGTCGCCAGCGGCCCAGGCGAGCGGATATCATGGGACCATGAGGTACGCTCCGGCCCGGCAGATAGCCAATACTGGCGAAAACACGACGAAACCGGGACTTTAGTACCATGCGTGGCGTGCCCATAGACGCATCGCGGCGCGCCTCCCGATACCGTCGCATAGGGGAAAATGGAGGCGGAGAGCGGGCGGAAGTCTCACTCCCGAGCCTTCCTCTTAGGTGGTAGCTCACCGATGCGACGGTCGGAGCGTGGCGTCTTGCGGCGTCTTGCTTGCGGTAGGATTCGCACCGATGAGGTCCGTTGTATCAGATGCAAGCGGCGTTGGCTACGCGGCATCGGAGCCGATTTCTTATACTTGGAGTTTATGATTGGCTAGGCAACTGTATGAATATCAATTTTTCTCGCAGTGGTGGCCCTACCGTAACCGAGAATTCAGATGGCCGTAAGCGCGGCGGAAGACCCACGACCAAGCATGGAGTGTCTTGGGGGGCTTCTGGTAAATTGGCTTCCCGAGTATCAGCGAATGCAAAGAAGAAACCTTCTCGGAGCAAGGGCACGGTAAGAGATACGGCTCGGTCCAAGGAAATCAATGAAACGCCGTTGCGGGTTAAGGAGGATATTCGCCCCTTGAAGCTAAACGCCCAGTCAAAAAGGCCAGAGGTGCATGAGACTACAGCGCTTTCAGATTCCCATCCCTCAAAGAGGATGAATGCTTCTTCTGGCGTAATGCTAATCATGACGATACCATCGCCGTTGCGGCAACGAATCAATCGTCTCTTCCGGCAATTCGACAAACTGAGCCGAATCAAGGACGAGGCGACAATCCGTACAGTCTATCGCGATGTCCACAGCAATTCTCGCACTTCCCAGACATGATCGGCGATTCCCGCTTGCATTGCAGGCGTAACGCGCAAGCTGCGATGGACTCGGCAGAAGTTGTACCACGCGAAGTGCAAGCAGAGCGCGGCCCAGAGGTTGTCCCACTTCTTTGAAAAGGCATTCGTTAGTCGGGTGAGGCGTCGAATTTGCATCCGCATCGTGAGATTCTGACGCTCCACAATGGACGTGCAAATGCGCTTCGGATCGGGGTTCCCGGTGATCGTAATCTTCTCCGTTCCAACTACCTCTGGTGGCGAGTAACGCGCTTCCCCTTCCCGCTCGGCGCGGTACACCTTGATGAGTTGCGCGAAGTCCACGCGATCACACAGCGTCGTGTCGATGGCCGACTGATACGGCACAAAACCATCGGTGGTGATCTGGTACCGATCTTTTGCCGTGGCGAGCCGCAAGTCTTCAACAAACACATCCGTCGTGGCCTGGCTCCGGCGACCGAGAGCAAAGTTCAGGACGATCTTCGTATTGCGCTCGATGGCGACGAAACAGTAGGCATCGCCGATGTTGGGGTTGTCCTTTTCTACCGGCCACTTGTGGCCTTCCTTCTTGTAGACGAAGCCCCAGATTTCATCGCACTCCACATCCTTAACGGGAATGTTGACGAGCAATCGGCCCATCAGCGTGGCGCACTTCTCGCCCGCGATAACCAGCAGCCGAAGGATCGTGTCACGGTGAATCTCAGTCAGCCGTTCAATGGATCGGATACTCACGCCCTCAACGAGCAGCTTGAGAATCATCTCAGCCTTGTCCATCGGCGTGTACATGCCTTCTAGCGGCTTCTCGCGCGGCTCCTGGAAGGTCTTTGAGCATTTGCGGCAGCGGTAGCGCTGGTGGCCGTAACGGTCCCGCCCATAGCGCTCACAGTTCGAGTGGCAGTTGTGGCAAGTCATCTGTGAATCCTCTTGAGATTCACAGCCGATCAGCCGATAATGGGGTTGCAGTTCCGATCAGCTTCGGCTGTGAGGATTGAGGCCCGTTAGTAGCTCTAACTGCTAGCGGGCCGAGTTATTGGTGGAGGTGGCGGGATTTGGACCCGCGCCGGGTAGGTTTTAGGGACCCCAGGCAGACCATCTCACTCCCACGCTTTTGAGCGGGCCAGCAGCAATGCTGGCCCGGTTCCGTTATGGGCCTACCCATTGGTGGCCCGCGATTGCGCTACGTCATGTGCTTTCGCCTTGTACTGGTTGCCAGTGGCCCCACGCGCCCTTTTCGCCTCAATCACTCCGTCGTCTGCGAGGCGTCTTAACGTGATGTCCACTGAGTTTTTCGGGTCCTTCGCAGTTGATGAATACTCGCCGCGCATCAGAAGATATTCGACTTGCGTCTTGCTCAACCATTGATTGGGGTGGTCCTTCAAGATCATTAGGCAGGATTCCTGAAGCCCCATTCGGCTAAAGGGATGCCGCGCCGCATAGTCCGCTTCACGAAGCGGGCTACCCTCGGCCACTGTCACGCCGAGCATGGACAGCGTTCGACGGTAAGAGTCGATCTCGATTGAGATCTTCAATCGCTCGATCTCCTTTCGGCGGAGGTTCTCGACGATCTTCTTGATGGTGGCGTCCACGTCTTCACTACCCGCCTCGATAGTACGAATTCCTATCGTACTTGTCAACGGAATTCTCGTGGCCCTGCTTTTTACTAACCGCATGGGATGACCTCCGT